TCAACTACCTTTTTTTCTTCTGTCTGGAATGTATCTAGATTCGCTGCTATTACTTGATCTCCTGCTTGAATGGTTTCGATTGCTTTCAATCCCATCGTAGTTAATATCATCGTTCCTGCTACAAAACATATTGGGTTCTGTACTTACAGTTATTTGGAATCCATTGTATAAACTACTTGAATGAAGCTTTTTATTAAACTGTACCAAGGGACTTTTAGGATCAAAAAGGCTAACGCCCAAAGATAGTAAGTCAAAGCCTGCCATTCCAAGTGATATTCCAACAGATATTTTTGAAACTGTTGGAATTATCTTTGCTATTTTACCAAGATGTTGCAGCACTTTGCATGATTGTCCAAGCACTTGTCCTATGCCACCAATTCCTCCAAACACTGCCCCTATTAATGCTCCTGAGAATGCTCCTTCTTCAAAGCCGTCAAAGAAAGAGCCTCCTGTAGCTACACTGGATAATCCACCGATTAGACCACCGAAAACTGCTCCCATTACTAGTCCTTTTGCAACTTCACCTAATATAATAAGAATCGGTAATGTTGCTCCAGCTGTCAACACAATTACCACAATTGCTGCAATCAACAGAACAACAGTCACTATAATTTTCCAATGTTCTTTACACCATTCTCCTACTTTCTTGCAGCCATCTTTGAACTTTTCCCAACCATTCTTTTCACACTCTGGTTTTAAATACTTGTATTGATCGTAGAAATCATCTTTCCGTTTATTCACAAGATCCGCTACATTACCGTCAATGCGATAGGTATCCTCTATAAACTGTTCGCTGCTTCCTCTAACCTGTTCTAGAGAGTCAACTTTCTCTTCCTGTAAACTTGTAGATGCCTGTATGGAGCCTATAACCTCTTCCATATTACATATGGATTGTTTGATTGCTAATGCCTTTGTTTTTAGTGAAAATAATTCTGATTTGTAATCACTAACTGTTTTCTTTGTCTCCCCAGTAGCCCCGACATTTGTGCTATTTTATTTGAGTATAACGCAATCATCGCCATATATCCACTCCTTTTATTCATTTTTTTACTTTCTATTCCTCCTAATCCATTAGATAAAACTCTGCTGTATTCTCTATTAAAATGGAATAGTAGGTACATCTTTTAGAATATTACATTTCCCCTTATTTTGTCATGTTTTAGTATGTTTTGTATATTACCTTTTATTGCCACTATATGTAATTATTAAGTTTAAGTCAAGAGAGTTACTGAAAGATTAACAGAAGAGATTACTTTGTAAATAACTTATTAATTTACAACTATTTCAATATTGTATGTCCATTGCTTATAATTATGCTTTACATTATGTACTATGTTTTAGTAACTATTCTGAATGCACGCCAAAAAACACGTCATACTGTCTTTTGGCAATATAACGTGTTTCTTATTATACATTTATTATACTAAGTTTTGATCTTTTACTTAGAATAAAAAAAGAGAAAGTCAAATCATCTCGTGACTTGACTTTCCCTTGATTTTATTGATTTTATTGATTTTATTGATTTTCTTAGAACTTACCAGCGTCAGCAGCTTCTTGTAAAGAAGCTGCAAGTATCTGAATTTGCTATATATTTAAGCACGGTGTGTATTACGTGGGTATTACTTAGAGCGTTTTTTAAAATATTAGGACATCTTAAGACTATGATTTTTACAATAATCTACAATATACTGATAAATATCTTTTCCATCATTTTGATATCCCCCACGGTTCCCTTTTTCGATCTCAGCCTTTGCTAAACATAAAGCCTTATCTGATTCATTAAGCAGGATATATGCCAACATTTTTTTGAGCTTTTCACTTAAAAAGTTCGCTTGATGAAGAATATATTGATAATATTCTTCATGACTCAAGTTTATTGACTCAAGAAATTTTCCTACTTTTATCTCAAATTCTTCTAATACAGTTTTAGATATTGATTCTAAATCACTATTTATCATAATCGTATATTGACTTTCAGCTAATTGTATTGATTGGACTACAAACGCACCATTAGCTCTCAAACTCTCTCTTTGATTTATATTATCTGGCATATTAAAAATAGTCCAAAATAAATTATCCTCTTCGTAGGTCTTAATATAATGCCGGACAACTAACTTAAAGTCTCCATCAACCACTCGTACAAAAAATACGGCATGCGTAAAGAATTCACCTAGTCCCTTATAAATACAATTAGCGACTATTTTATAATTATATTGTGATGTTACCATACGCAAGGTTTTAGCTAAACTTTTCTCAAGTATCTTAATTTCACTTTTTTGCTCCTTCTTCATTGTCCAATCCTTTCTATAAATCAATTGGTTTGAGCTGATATTTTAATATCATATTGTCCAAGCTGCTTAGCAACTACATCTAGAAATTGAGAGCATTTCTCTATGATTGGATATTTAAAATGGATTTCAATAGTAAAAAAATCAAATTCATCATCAGTATAAATTTCCTTGAACTGTTCAGTTTCAATATATAAAACATAGGAATTAATCTTATCCTGCAATGTAACCAAATGGTAACGTTCGTCAGACCAATCAAGATGGTCTGTAATTAAAAATAACAATTCTTTATTACTTTTGCTTTTTCCTATCCCATCAATTTTATCTTTTTCAATAACTGACATTTTTCCTCCTATCTATCATTCCAATGGTGGCCTAACTATTTCCACCTTAGTTCCTGCAGGAATATCATATCCACCTGTGAATGTGCCTTTTCCTTTACCAACTACCGTTCCTCCACCTATTTCCAATTCAGGGAATCCTATTTTTTGATTCGATGTTAACGGTGCTGTTTGTGATGATTTAAATTCATTAATAACAACATTACCAGTTACTGGGTCTTCACCAATAGCATCAACACGAATTTTAGTTCCATCACTGGTTTTAATAGTTATTTGTTCTTGTGCATTAACTGTTTTATTATCAAATTTGGGGAATTCTTGTTCTTCAAACGCCTTTCCTTGAGCTCTATTATGTGCTAAAGTATCACAATCATTATGAACCAGTACACTACCTTCTCCAACATAATACGTATGATAATCTTCTACTTGGAAATTATACACGACTTCTTGTCTTTCTTCCAGTTCAACAAATTCTACAGGGTAACTACCACCGTATGCATTCATAATCTTATCACCCATTGAAAGTTTACCAGCTGCTACAAATCCTTGTCCTTTCACATAAAATGGATGATTCATTGTTGTGTATATCTCTTCATTCTGAATGATAATCTTTACGATACATGTTGTCTTATTTATGTATGTTTCAACTACCTTTTTTCCCTCTGTCTGGAATGTATCTGGATTCGTTGCTATTACTTGATCTCCAGCTTGAATGGTTTCAATCGCTTTCAATCCCATCGCGGTTAATACCATCGTTCCTGCTACAAAACATATTGGGTTCTTCATTCCCTTAGTAAAACCCGCCGTGAATATTGCCAATGTACTTACAGTTATTTGGAATCCATTGTATAAACTACTTGAATGAAGCTTTTTATTAAACTGTACCAAGGGACTTTTAGGATCAAATAGACTAACGCCCAAAGATAGTAAGTCAAATCCTGCCATTCCAAGTGATATTCCACCAGATACTTTTGAAACTGTTGGAACTATCTTTGCTATTTTACCAAGGTGTTCCAGCACTTTGCATGATTTTCCAAGCACTTGTCCTATGCCACCAATTCCTCCAAACAATGCCCCTATACAAGCTCCTGAGAATGCTCCTTCTTCAAACCCTTCAAAGAAAGAGCCTCCTGCAGCTACACTGGATAATCCACCTATTATACCGCCGATAATTGCTCCCGCTATTAGTCCTTTTGCTGCTTCTACTAATATTGTAAGAATCGGTCCTAATACCAATCCGCCTGTCACCACAATTAACACAATTGCAGCAATCACTAGAACAACAGTCACTATAATTTTCCAATGTTCTTTACACCATTCTCCAACTTTCTCGCAGCCATCTTTGAACTTTTCCCAACCATTCTTTTCACACTCTGGTTTTAAATACTTGTATTGATCGTAGAAATCATCTTTCCTTTTATTCACAAGATCCGCTACATTACCGTCAATGCGATAGGTATCCTCTATAAACTGTTCGCTGCTTCCTCTAACCTGTTCTAGAGAGTCAACTTTCTCTTCCTGTACACTTGTAGATGCCTGTATGGAGCCTATAACATCTTCCATATTACATATGGATTGCTTGATCGCCAAGGCCTTTGTTTTTAGTGAAAATAATTCTGATTTGTAATCACTAACTGTTTTCTTTGTCTCCCCAAGTAGCCCCGACATTTGTGCTATTTTATTTGAGTATAACGCAATCGTCGCCATATATCCACTCCTTTTATTCATTTTTTTACTTTCTATTCCTCCTAATCCATTAAATAAAACTCTGCTGTATTCTCTATTTAAATGGAATAGTAGTTACCTCTTTTAGAATATTACGCTTCCCCTTATTTTGTCATGTTTTAGTATGTTTTGTATATTGCCTTTTATTGCCATTATATGTAATTATTAAGTTTAAGTCAAGAGAGTTACCGAAAGATTAACAGAAGAGATTACTTTATAATAATTTGTATATTTCAATATTGTATGTCCATTGCTTATAATTATGCTTTACATTATGTACTATGTTTTAGTAACTATTCTGAATACACGTCAAAAAACACGTCATACTGTCTTTTGGCAATATAACGTGTTTCTTATTATGTGCTTCTTATTATACATCTATTATATTAAGTATATCCTTTACTTAGAATAAAAAAAGAGCATGTTAAATCATCTCGTGACTTGACATGCCCTTGATTTTAAAGCTTCTTAGAACTTACCTGCGTCAGCAGCTTCCTGAATAGAAACAGCAACAGCAACTGTCATACCAACCATTGGGTTGTTACCAAATCTAATATTTCTCTTCTTATGATTTCTTCTCATGCCATATCATTTCAAATAATGCTTTAAATTAGGGCAATAACACAGATAACATAATCCTTATTATGTTTTATTGTGTCGTGTTATGTTTTATGATTTTTTACTTTCGGGTGACAAATCGGTGACACTCTATAGTTATATTAAACTTATTAACACACCATAAATGGAGCTATTTATTTATGCGACTAACTTTGCAATAGTCTTTTCTCCAGCAGTCCAACCGCTCGATTTACCGTCCTTATTCCAACCTAGTGCCTTCCAATAGTTTATTACTGCTTGTTTAGTTAATTCTCCATAATTACCATCTACAACTAGTCTAGCATTACATACCTCATTTAAACTTTTTTGTAGCCACATAATCTCTAACTTACACGAATCTTTATTTACCTTCTTACTAGGAACTATATACATATCAGTTTCGAAAAGTTTTTTCTCCTCTTTTCTCCGTCTCGTAAGTCCTGCAAGTTCCTTATTATTTGCTTTATTCCATAGCAGAAGTTGACTTGCTGCACCTTTATAATCCTGTTTGTTTAACAGTTTTACTAATGTGCTAGTTGATCTATTACCTACATTATATGCCCAACTTACTAGCGCATCAAACATATTTTGTGTTATTTGTACTTTTACCATATTTGTAACAATCTTTTCAAATTTAATAAGATCATTCTTTAGGTAATCAATAGCTTGATTATTAGTTATAGTTTGTCCCTGTTTAACTCCTAATGTATGACCATATCCTATAGTCCATACACCAGCTGGGCACTTATAAGCTTTAAGTCTGCACCCTTCAAATTCTTTAATTAAATTTATTCCCTTTTCACTTGTTTTCATTATTTCCACCTCCAGTTGATTTGAACCTGTCCCATAATTGACTAAATTTATCCCAGCCATACATTGCTACAAATGCCACAAACAGTCCAATTATTATTGAACCAATTACATAATACCAAATAACTTTTGCACTGCTATATGATACATAAGCGAAATAAGATATTACTGTAAGCAAGACTGATACAGTTAGTACTTGCATATCTGTTGGTATCTTTTTGAATATACTAATATTCTTTGTTACTTCCGTAAATACGCTCACTACAAATGCTAGTAGTGCTATTGCCATAAGTATTGTTGTTATATTAATTTCCATAATAATTCCTCCTATATTACACTATTGAATAATATTTTTTACTATTTATGTATCTTCTTCATTGTTTAAAGTGCGCCTACTTTCTAAAAAGGTTATGCGTTTCCATGCTGACTTAAGACTTTCTTCTAACCTTATAATTGCGTCATTTTGTGCTTTTACATCATTCTGGATTGCTCTCATATCCGACTTAATTTCTCTAACTCCAATATCAATATTTTCTAACTTAACTATGACTGTGGTCATTTCGCTTGCATCGGTTTTATCATCCGTTGACCTATTACGTTTAAATGTCGCATATCCAAAAGCGAAAGAAATACATATAGCCAAAATGGAAATGGTTGTTGATAAATCAATCTTCATTATTTGTTCTCCTTCCGATAAAGCCAAACTAGCTAAGCTATAAGAGATCTAATAATCTGTTGTTTTTGATCTTCCTTGATCAAGTCTTTCTTCACTGCGTTAGTTAATCCTTCTTCACTTAACAAGCCATCTTTGTATAACGTAAGTAATCTATTATACATTTGCTACACCTCCTTCTAGGTCTGATAGTAACATAGCATTAATTACTTCTGTGTTCTCTGCAAGCTTTCTTTCTAACTCAGCAATCTTTAAATCCGACTCTGAAATTCTTGAAATTTCGATTGAATACTTACCGTCTTGATAGTTACATGAGAAGTCTTTGCAATACCCTATGTATTCATTTTTCTTCTCTTCATCTTCCCAATACTCAATTGCTTGGTTGTATATATTTGCTAGTACTTTAACATCATCAAAATTATGATTAGATTCTAAGATTTCAACCCGCAATACTTCTTTTCCTTTTCCAAAATCGTATCGGTATGGATATACTTGTTCTACTGTTAAATCTGTTCCATTGATTATTATTTTTTTCATGCGCTATTCTCCTTATTAATTTTTATTCATATTAAATTTAACTTTATATGTTTTTGAATTAATTATTAAACTTGTAATCTCATATACAACGTTTGATGTCCCTGTTCTGTAAATTTTAATATAAGGAACTCCTGCATTTTTTACAGTAAATGTAGTAGTACCATTACTATTCGGACGTATATTATCAGTGATTTCACCCCAATAGATATTTTGCGAATTATTTCCACTTAGTAACGTTGTTTTAAATGTAACTGTTACAGTATCACCTATATTTAATGATAGTGATTTAAAGGTAAACAAACAATACATACTACCTGTTGTGTTAAAATATATTGAATGTTGAAATTGAGTTGAATCATTAATGGGTTCACAAATTAGATTTTCAAACATTGTGTCTTCAGGATAGGGTGCATGATACATAAATGTTACATAAATACTTGATTTCCAACAATCCACCCAATTTAAGCCGTCAAAACGTTTAGCACTTTCTGCATCAACATAATTAATGCTGTCAAATCTTTTTAGACTTTCAATATCAATATTATTACTTCCATCATATCTTTTTATCATAACTATACACCTACCATATCCATAGCTGCCCAGCAAACGGACTAGCAGGAGCAGCACTTGTAACAGATAATTGACTTGTAGTATTAGATACACCAGCTCCATTTGCATAGTTAGCACTCGTAGCATAATTTGAACTCGCAGCATTTCCAGTACAGGTATCTGCAGTTGTCGCTGATACTGCACTTCCTGCGCTAGTCGCATACTTTACACTTTTATTAGAGTCAGCCGTATTGTCCACATTACCAAGACCAAGATCAGACTTAGAATGTGTATGACTTGCAGGAGCAAAGGCACTTGGTAATTTACCTCCAACAGTGACAGCATTCCCTCCGTTGGCAGGTAAGCTAGTAGGTATATCTTCTTTGTTTGCTTTCCTTTCTACCTCATCTTCTAACTTTTTTAATTCACTAGCTGTTACGAGTACAGAAGTTGGATCAATAGTAAGTTCTACTTTACTAGCATTTCCGAAACCGATTACCATTTCAATAAATTCTCTTAGGATAACAGTGCCATTACCAGGACTAAAGTAATCCGCATCTGTTCCTTTTACATTTGTATACGCATACAAAATCTCACCTTCGTCTGGATCTATTGCATATATTCCTATTTCTCTTATATAAAATCCATCTTGTAGATTTTCATTTGTGAATGTGGTTCTTGCAACAATAGAATTTTCATTCTTTTCTATAGATTCAATTTGCTTTTTTAATATTTCATTGCTTAGACTTGTAACATTTCCAACGACTTCTTTATCTCCATCTCCCAATCCCATATTAGATATTGTTAAAGTATTCGTAGTTACTTTTGCAAGCAGTGCTAATCCCTTATTTGTAATTATTGGTTTTACAAACATAGTTCCCCTCCTACACGTATAAATTTGTTAATACATAAACCACACCCGATGTTAGCATTCATTGTTATAAGTTCTTCTTTGTCAAAACCATCAAGTTTTGATCTTGCATTCTTTACATTATCTATAATTGCAGCAAACTTTTCTATATTCTCTCTTGTTAATTGTTCCCGTGTAGTTATCTTGAACATATAAGGGTCTCCACCATATTCAAACCACTCTTGAACACTACCACTTCCGATTACTGTTGTTAATAACTCGCTAACTGCTACCGCAGTACCAGCTTTCATGTACCAAGGTAAAGTATTCTTTATTAGCTCTCTCTTAACTGTAATATTAAGGTCTTCATCATAGTATTGTGTCCTTAGTTCGAGTGCTAAGTAATCTAAGATGTTCTCAGGTAGCTTATCTATGTTTGTATATAGTTCAATGCGATCCACTCTATCTAATACATATCTACAAGCTTTTTTAAATGCATAACTGTAAGCAATTACTTCATTACTTTTTAAGTTTTCGGGGAGTAGATCAGTAATCTCTACATCATAAAGTTTAATCATTTTCAAGCCCTCCATATACAACATTTTTTGTAGTGAGCTTTGCTATTTGATTATCCTCTATAACCTTATAGGCTGGACTCGTAATTACACATCGTTTTGCCCCTGCTGCCATAATTAACTTGATTAATTCTGAATCTGTAATGTCCCGTCCTATCTTAGACTTTTGCCATGTAACAAAATTTTCAACTGCTGTTTCAACATCTTGCTGTATCTTAACTGCTTTGTTTGAATCACTCTTTCTAATCCAATACTTAACATCAATGCTATACTCAACTTGATCTGGTGCTGCTACAATTACGTTATCAGTAAGCGGTCTCTTATCATCTGCACTTAAATAATCTTGCATTTTTGATATGACATTTGTATCTGGTATTTCGCCCCCACTAAGGAGAATTCTAATATCAACAGTACCAGCACTTGGTGTATCTACTTTAACATCAATAACGTCTTCACTGAATGCTTTTGCGTTAGCTTCATACGAATCAACAGAGCCAGCAACACTATATGTAGAAGGCGCCATAAATGTTCTGTCTGCCAAACTATCATCACTTTCTTTATCACTTCCTCCACTAGTAGCTGTTTGGTTGTCAACCTTTGCTATATAAGGGATTGGATCTACAAGTGTGCTTATCTCTCCAGCATATATATTGTTTCCATTCTCTCCTGGTTCTGTACAATATACCGTTACATCTACATACGTATCACCTGCTGCTATCTCTGCTGCTTCTGTTGTTTCAAAGAAAATACTTCCTTGCGTTACTCTTGTTCCTTGCGGAATAGTTATTGCAAATTCTTTACTCTCATCAAGATAAAATCTTTCTGTACAATATGCTTTCTGTGCTTCTTTTCTTACACACTTCTTAAATGATGCTAACATATCTAAGAACTCCGAATATGAATACTTAATTGTATTTCTCTTTCCTGTTGCATCTACTTTTACAAGAATCTGATAAAGAATAGACGTTGTAGCATTGATTAATAACCGAAACGGACTTGTTTGCGATAATACTGTAGCCTTACCTTCTAACTGACTATTCATGTCGTTAAAATCAGCTATGAAGCTTTCTAGCAGTTCATCTATAGTTATATTATCTATAAAACTTACCTCTGGCAGATTAACTAACTCATCTAAAGTACCTGGCACTATTCTTCATCTCCTTCCTCTTTGCTTATCTTAATTACTGGTGTAATCATTCCATCTTCGCTATCCTCAAAGCTCACATCTACTTCTACCCTTGGCTCATAAATTTCAGTCTTATTAATAATCTCTAACGCATACATATTCTTTGCTAATTCTGTTGGATATCCTATGAAGTCCTGATTAATACCGAACTCCCTATCAAGTGGTATTGTACCTTCTGGAGTTGTATATAGAGTTGTTAACCCTTGTATTATTTCATCATCTTCACTACTAGATGATTCAATTATAATCTTTGCTTCTTCCATCATACGTATTCCTCCATCGTGATCTGTCCACTTGCTTGTACTAATTCACCTTTAGACATGATATAGTTCCATGATTCGCTCATGTTTATTATCTTCCACTTGTTTTTTCCTATTTTTTTACCACCAATCACAAGGTTTTCAACCGTACCACTTTCAATTGCTTTTTCAATCTTTTCTAACTGCTTTCTAGGTTTAACACCTAACAAAGCATTAAGTTCTATTTGAAAAGATACTTCTCTCAGATCAGCACCTAAGAATTCGCTCTTAGGCTTTTTTCCTATTCGTTCATGTTTAGCCCATCTAGCTGATACAGTTTGTTTGAACTCGTTAAATGTCAATATACTTTTGTCATTCGTTTTAAAAACTATTACTTTTCCAAAGCTTCCTACTTTCGCCATAATACCTCCTACAAGCTTGTAGTCCCTTTGTTGGATTGAAATACTACATTATCAGCTTTAATAATTAACGTCTTTGTAGAGCTGTCATACTCTAAATAAGCCTCATTTTGTGTATTGCTTAACTCTTTCCTATACAGACCTTTTCCAGTCTTAAAAGGCTTATTCCCGTAACTCCAAAACGTTCCTAATGCAATTCCAAATGAGCTTCCATTTGAGAGATGCAATACAACTACCATATCGCCTATGTTTGGCATTTTATATTCGCCATTTAGCGATAGATAAGGAATAGAATCTGTAACATCATTATCACGATCAGGATATGTTACTTTAATCATTCCGTTTTCAAAATCTATGCTAGATACTTCTCCAGTTCTAATAATGTCTTTCATTAGCTCTCCTCCACATTGGGTATAACAAGTTCCATGCCTGGCCATAACCAATTACCATTGCTAGAATTTGCTTTACCATGTTTCTTAGCTGCATTTTCGATTACTTCTTTATTAGCATCATAAATATTTTTCCACTTGGTTGAAGCACCATAGAACGTTTTGCTAATTGCCCATAACGTATCACCTTGTTTTACTATGTAATTCGCATTCTTACCACTTGCATATACTTTATTTGTCTTTTCACCTATCCTATTTTGTATAAGTCTGAGAGTAAGTGTCATGGTATAGCCACTTCCGATAGAATGAACTACTTTATCTACTGCATACTTACCATTCAGTTTTCCAAGTCCTGTAATAGTCACATTTGATGTTGCTACAATTTTGGGATTTGCCATAATTACGATTCGCATTGTTGTCATTTTCTTATTAGCATTATTAATCTTCGCTTTTGCTATCTTCTCTGCATCAGCTTTACTGTCTGCCTTTTCACTTATCTTTAATACATGCTTTCCTTCGCCTACTGTGATTGACACATCTTTCTTAGTCTTAGGATTTGTGTAAGATATCTTAGCAGCTGTATAAGTCTTATTTGTAGTCGTATCATAGCTCCAGCTTTTCATATCAGATTCATCAATAGTAACTACAGATCGTTTTTTCTCATATGCTGCTTCATCGAATATTATAATCTTTGATGAATATACCTTCATTCCTAGTCCATACTTCTCGCATAGATCAAATAGAAAGTCGCAATCATTCTCTGACTGTTCTATCGTTTCAATATCAATACGTGCTGCATCATATACAAGCTTTACATTTGCCCTCTTGGCTATCTCTTTCGCTATCTCTTCAATTGTTACTTTCTTATAAGTCTTGTTACGATCTGTAGTTTTAAAGCTTTCTTTGACCGGTAATGCTAATGCTCCAATATTTGCTTCAAGCGGTCTCCCCGATAAAGAGAATTCATCTAATGTAAAATCACCACACTTAAATTTCTTATCTCCTGTCTTTGACCAATTTGTAAGCTTAGTAGATACTGTTAGTTTATCTCCTTTGGCTGGGAACCAAGAACCCAGCCATTTCTTGTCTATATTGCTTAGTACAATGTCTATACTGTCACTTTCTCCTGATGCAACATCGGTATAGGTAAATGACTGTAAGTACTCATTCAGTTTTGTAGATGCATTCTTACCATTGTACGTTATGATTACCGATGCTTTTCTACCCTGCATATTAATCCCTCCACTCTGGCAAGTCGTCTTCCTTTTCTTCATGTTCAGGAGTATTCAATTCGGTACCAGCTGAGAAAACAACTATGTCAATATACTTATAATTTGTTTGCATAAGGAACCCTGCTAACATTTCATTATCATAAACCTTTTTAGCTATTAGATCCCATGTATCTCCTTGTACTGTCTTATACATATTTCCTCCTAACTGAAAGAAAAGTCCTTAAAACCTTTTCTTGACTTTTGAGCAAAGTATCTATCCATCTTTTCCTCAAAATCTTGTTCTGATTGACGTGTAGCCGCTATAATATCTTCCTTACTTGGTGCTCCACCATTGAAATTAAAGTTCATATTAGGACTATATAATATCTGATTGCTATTGTTGTAATTAGATTCTTCATTCGCAACATGATCAACGTTATTAGATAAATCTCCAAATGTATCCTTTGAGTTTAATTTTTGATTAGCTAACGAATAAGCACTTACCTTATCGTCATAAACACCCAACATTTTTCCAGCTGTCTGCCATAGGTTAATTGCATTTTGTGAACCATCAAGAGGAATAGCCGCCTCTGGACCGTCTTCTGCAAAAGTGGTAAGTATCGGATTCATTACAATGCTACCTTTTGCATTTGCATATACTTTGTCTCCGTATTTGGAATTATTAGTATTCTGTGTATTACCAGTAACATTTGCATTTATTTGCAATGGTAAATTTACATTAATTCCTTTACTAAATATACTGCTTGCATTCTTTTGAACTGATTTATATAACTCATTAACCGCATTAGTAGTTAAATAAGTACTATTTTCAACCGCATCAGCAACACTCTTAGGTATTTCACTTCCACCTTGTTGCATTGTTGTAATAACTCTTGCATATTCTGGATTTTTTGTTGCCTGAGTTGCGATATATCCCCATAATCCTTCTTCATTCTTAGAAATAGCACCGAGAATTGTACTATCTGATAAGGCTTTATTAATTTCATCTGGTATAGCTAATCCTGCATCTCTGTATTGATTCTTCAATGCCTCAAGACTTTCTACAGATGGCTTCATTAAATTGAATAGCTGCGATATTGCAGCTTGTGTCGATTTATCTAAACCGTCATAGTCTGCCATCAAACTATCTGTTATAATCGTGTCCCAAGCAACATCGAGTGATTCACCTGTTAATTCAGCACGTTCAAGTGCGCTATTCATTGTATCTTCAACAAGCTTTTGGAACTCTGGTATTTTACCCGATAACTCTTCACCATATTGTTGTACAATAGTATCCGTTTGAAAGTCAGTAGCCTTTAGTTCTATATCTTTCAAATCATTAAGATACTGTTCTTTTGCTTGACTTATTGCTGAATCTAATAAATCCTTGCTCATATCTCCTGCATTAAACGCATTAAAATAACTAGTTGTCGTTGATGTATAAGTTTCAAGTGCAACTTTTTTCATTTCTTCTACCTGACTAGCTATTTCTGATTGTAAATTCTGAAAACTTTCTGCGGTAAGATCTCCACTGTAATTTAATTGTATTGCTGATAACTTTGCATCAAATTGCGCCTTTGATAATTGACTAGTGACATCAGCCATTTTTTGCATATAATCCGAGATTACCGAAGCTTCGTCTATATCTAACATTCCATCTTCAAATGCTGTTGCCGAATATTTTGCTAATTTTTTTCCTTCTTCTTGAACAGTATTTATTAGCTTAGAATAATATCCATTCATTGCTGTTTTCACTTTGTCTCCCTCAGCATTATCCTGTGTATAGATATCCATTGCTAATTTCATAGAATATTGGTCTTGTAGAAGCGTATTTTGTGTATCACTAATGAACTGTGTTACATTAGCTAAATAACTTTCTTTTTCTGCATCAGTTAGTTCCATACCGATTGATACTTTCCAATTTGCTTTATTGATCTCCGCAATTGCATCATTCATAGAGTTAAAGTATGTATCTTTCTTATCAAATTCACTTAGTGTCTCCTGCATCTTGCTAAGTACACCTGTGTTTATGATATGTGCTGCTGCCTCTTGTAAATCTTCCATCGATAACGAAATTGATCCAAAGTGTTCTGCTAGATTCTCTTTCTTTAACTCATTATTAAGATTCTTAATGTATGTCGCAATACCTACCGTTCCGCCTATAGCAAGTCCTACTGCTGTAATTGATGCTGCAAATGGATTTGTTAATATACCTGCTAATGATGCGAATGATGTAGCTACTGACTTAACACCTTTAGCAACTTTATAAGTAGCAATAACTGAACCAATACCAGCTAATGTTGATATAACAACGTTAGGGTTTTTGATTAACCATTTACCAAAATCCATGAATGGATCTGCAAAGTCAAAGAACTCTGTTTTGAATTCTTTAAGATATCTTTTTGCTGTTGGTAATTTGGCCACAAAAGAATTTGATAACTCAGAAACGACGTTTGTTCGTTGCATATTTGTTGTCATTTTTTCAATAAAACCCGATGCGCTCTGAGTAACTTCACGTAATGGCTCATTTAGTCCTTTATAGATCTCAATTCCCATTGATTCAAGATTACTTGTTAATAACTCTGCATCACCTTTTAAGTTATCAAGCCGTATTGCTGCCATCTCTTCGGCTGCTCCTGTACAATTATTGATTGATTCTGTAAGCTTTTGATAATCACTATCTGAGGCATTAACTATGGCAAGCAATCCACTCATTGCTGTTTTACCCGCTATAGCCTCTGCTTCTTGCGCTTTTTCACTCTCTGTTAACTCTGAAAATGCTATTCTTAAGTCAACTATTATTTCGTTTAACTCTCTCATGCTTCCATCTGCATTAACAGTCTCTACATGGAATTTACCTGTCTGTTTTCCTGCTTCTGCAAATGCTTTACCAGCAACCTCAATACCACTTGTTGTCGCAGTAAAAATTTTTCTTAATGATGTACCTGCCTGACTTGCCTTAATACCCGAATTAGCCATAAGTCCAATTGCAACAGCTGTATCTTCTGCTGAATATCCTAATGCACCTGCGACTGGTGCAGCATATTTAAATGTTTCTCCCATCATCTCAACGTTAGTATTAGAATTTGTTGCTGCTGATGCTAATATATCAGCAAAATGAGCAGAATCTTTAGCTTTTAATCCGAATGCAGTGAGTGAATCGGTAACAATATCCGAAACCATGGCTAAATCTTCACCCGAAGCGGCTGCTAGATTCATGATACCTCCAACACCATCGATCATATCTGAAGCTTTCCAGCCTGCCATACCCATATATTCCATTGCTTGTCCTGCTTCTGTTGCGCTGAATTTAGTCTTTTGTCCCATCTCTTGTGCTTTATCTGTTAATGCTTTAAATTCTGTACCTGTTGCTCCTGATATCGACTTTACAGTTGACATTTGTTCTTCAAAGCTAGCACCAACCATGATAGACGCTCCTGTTACTGCTGCTACTGCTATTCCTGCTAGTTTAGCTGCCTTACCTACTGCATTAAAGACTACCTTTGCCTTTTTGCTCATGCTATCGAATCCAGCACTGACTTGGTCAAATCCCTCATTGAATTGCTGTCTAAAGCCTTTCGATACTGTGTTCGAGTGTTTCACCATATTATCAAGTTCTTTTTTAGTTAACTTAGTACTGTTGTAAAAGGATTTTTCGATTTTACCAGCTATTTTAATCGCTAACTCATTTTCTTTGCTTGCCATATTGTGAAATCACCTCCTCACACGTTTTATTTAATTCATATAATGACAAGTCTAGATAAAAATCTAAACTTGTCATAGTTAACCTGGTTAACTTTATAACTAATTTTCTAATTTGGTTTCCTGTATCACCATTTATTCCTGACCGTACAAAAAACCCGTTACTTTGTTTTTCAATCTTAATGCCTCTCTTGGGTGTAATCCTTCAAAAAACTCAATTGGCATTTTACTTGCTCTTGATGCAAGTACACATGCATATTGCAAACTCATTTCAGGTAGAAAACTGAACGAACCGTTACGATCAAGTACTTTTTGAGCTGCAATCATATCTTTACCTGTTAAGTTATCAAGACCAGATAAATCAATTTCTTTATACTCTTTACCTTCAAACGTATAAGGTCTTCTTAATTCCATTACCATGTTATCATCTACTAATTCAGCTTCTACTGATTCAACCTGTGTATTTTCTGTAATCTCTAAATCTTTTTTCATGTCTTATGCCCTCCCTAGCATTGATTTCTTACTTTTTGTAATACATCTTTACCATTAACAATGTATTTACTGTTGAGCTTATCAAGTTCAAGTTTTGTTTCCCCATCAATCTCGATTAAGATATAAAGTATTTCAACTGTAACTGATGGGTCCATCTGCTCGCCTTTTTTCAACTTACCAAACTTAGATGATACGTTCTTACCTCTTACAACTACTCTCATACCCATGTAGTCAAGTGCTGATGTATCTCTAGCTGTATATTGCTGTGATGCTCTTAATGTTAGATCCAATAGCTCTGTTGGATCCATCACACTAAATACATCATCTTCAAGCATACGGAAAGGAATTTCCATCTTCATACTTGAGAACATACCGATAATTGCTGTTTCATACTGTCCAAGTACTCCAGCACCTTCAATAGTAGCTGTAATTGATTCAAGATCTGGTAGTGTTACTTCTCCAGAAATACCTACGAATTGATTACCTTGTTTATAGACGTTAAAATTATTAATAACCTCTGGTATTTTGTTCTTATCCATCTTTATTCGCCTCCTAACGCTGATTCAATCATTGATGGGTCAAATTCTAAGATATTAAGAATATCCTCTGCTGGTGTATAAGGTGCTAAGTATTGTCTGAATACAACCTTACCGTCTAAGATGTTCTCAATTGGATTGTCTGTTGTTAAGTATTGAATCTTAGCTCCTGCACACATATTTTGTGCTGTATAGCTGTTACCTTTGATGTTCTCTGCATCAACGATTGATTCAATCAAACGGAAATTAGTTAACTCATCTACCTTATTTGCAAAATCAATGATGAAGTTATTCCCCCACCAAGAGAAGAATCTTCTGCAACAAATCCATCGGTCCTTAGGATCTTTAATGTCTGGATAACATGCTGTGTTATTACCCCAGCTTTTCCAACCGCCAAAATTCAATGCTGTAACGATTCCTAATGCATTAATTTCATTAGCTTGTACTTGGTCTAGCATTACTTCGGTACCATCGTTTAATACTGTAGCTGACACACCTAACAATTTATTAGAAGGTGATAGATTTGGTACATCAGAGTTGTTTGCATCAGTATAATAAATTAAAGCTGCTAGCAAAGCTGAGAAGCTATACTTCACATCATCAATCTTAAGCATTGGCCATGTAAGAATAGCATGGCTACTTACGACACCTAATGTTTCCTTTGCTGTTTCAAGTTGTGTATACTTTTTTACTGTTGTTGTATCAAAATCAATGATACATTCTGTATTGAATACACCATTAATCTCTGTACATTTTGCTACCATTGCTGCTGCAACTGTCTTATTCTTAGACCAACCTGGTGCAATAATTAAACCAGGAGGAAGATTAAACTTAGGATATACTTGTCTTACTAATTCAAGTCCTGTTTCTACACCTGTCTCTGAGTCATATCCACCTATAATATCCGTTGTAGTTACTTTGCTAGGATCAATACTATCACTTGTTACCTTAAGAGTTGTTGCTGATTCTCCTGCTCCTCCAGCTACTAGTGTAATAACAACATATCCGTTATCATCAAATTCTAAGATGTAATCTATATTAACTGTTAATGCTGTACTATCTTTCTTAACTACAACTGTGCTTAATAAAACACCTTTAACGTCGTATGTAGCTTGGTTATTGCTAACCTGTACAGATTTTTCTTCGTTGGCTTTCTTATGTATTGCTGGATCTAATACATTACAGAATATGATAGGTGCTACTTTAAATACTTCGAATGTAGCTTTCATGCTTTGACATAATGTATAATTATCAAAATCATCAGAATAACCTAACTGTCCCTTAGCCTCTTCCATCGTATTGGCAATAACTAATTTATTTACTGCGCTTGATGGATCTACAATCAAATTAATAGGTGCTGTACCAAATACAATTTGTGGACCATTCTTACTTACGATTGGTGCACTAAGACTAGTAGGGTTTTCCTTCGTTCTAACTCCATGTTGATACATACTCTATTCCTCCTTTAAACTGTTTTTTACTTTGCTATATAGAGAGTAGTAAGCACCCTTTTTAAGTGCTATCTGTCTTTGTGCATCTGACAGATTGTTAATATCAATCAAAAGTCCTCCAAGCTCTGGCTGGATCATGATTCTTTCTGCTACTCTTTCATCAATACCATTGTTAAAGATCGTATTTGTCTTAATTACTCCTGGTATCGTTGGACCTACATAAACAACTTGTTTTGGTTGTTTCTTAGATACTTTTTCATTACTTGTAGATTCTTCTAACGTTTTAGATTCTGTTGTTGTATTTTTCTTTGCTGTCATGCGTACCTATCCTCCTTCTTAAACATTCTTACCTTAAATTCCATACCCATCGCTCCATAGAAATAAGGGTACATATCATCGTCCTGTAATACCCAATCGATATCATTCACACGATAATATTTGTTAGCTAACATTGGATTCTTATAAAATCTTTCATAAATTTTATTAATTATGTTGAGTATATCTTTATGCCCTTGGTTTTTTAAATCGTCATCGTATGTAGCAATGAGTAGCTCTACCTTTGCAGCTTCCTCTTCATTCATAATTTTACCTGAATCAAGCTTGATGATTATATACGGGAATGGTTCTTCTGATTGGTCCTCTTCCTCTTCCTCTTCCTCTTCTTCATTACAATTCCCATAGTCTATCCTAATTTTAGGTATTGCTTGCTCGTATACCTTAATACTAGTATGTTCCTTTGGCTTGTTTGGGTCCTTTAACCTCATTTCTCCTAAAATCTTTTCTAGTTCTTCTTTTAGATCATCTTGCAAGAAAATTGATGTCATTAGTTACCCTCCAGTACTTTTGCTATATGCTTTTTTAAAGATTCTTTTAGATATTCATTTGCTTTTCTTTCTACAGTCGGATATACAAGATGTTCATTCCCCACCATCTTGACAATGGAGTTACCGTAAAACTGCTTAATTGCATCTTTTCCCTTAGTCTTTTTACCATTTTTTAACGTTCTACTTCCATTCCCTTTCATACTCTTACCTGGAGTACGTTGAAAGATACCGACATGACCATTGCTCATTTTTGCTACGAAAGATTTAAGGTCTTTTCCGTTATGATCTGCACCTGCTAATGTTAAAGGTTTTAGTTTATTCTTCTTGATTGCTTTTGCTCTAACAGAATCATCTGCTACATTCTTAAATTGTACTAGCGGAATGGGTCTTCCTGTAGCTGTAACAACCGCTACTATCTGCTTATTAGTTGCCTTTTTAATTGATATTGCTTTATTAATACCTCCAACCTTAGCGGTATAATTCTTTTTAACCTCAATCTTAAGATCACTTTTTAATTTCTTAGCGGTATCATTGATAGCTTTTTTTAATACATCTGGTGCCTTTGCACTCATACCATCAAGTTTAAGTTCAATCATCTTTAAAGCATTTTCATCGACTTCAAATTTTATCAACCTTTATATGCCTCCAGTGTCAAAGAATACATACCATTTTCTGCAATTGCATCGATTACTCTATAATCAGACTTGTCTAATTTTATAATTCTTCCTATGCGTGGCAAAGGACCGAAGTCCTCTGCTGCTACATAGATTAGTTTTTGTTTCAAGAATACCCCATCTGTCTTATCTTTAAGTTTCTTCTCTCGCTCTAAGAGTTCAATGCCATCTGTGATAACACTCATTTCTTTACCGTCGATATAATGCTTGTCTGAGAACTCATCATCATTAATGAAAGTATTCTTAATATCTTGTTTGATAATATCTTTGAACGTATTCATATCATCACTTCCATATTGCTGCTTCTGCTTCAATCCAAGCTTCTACCATCTCCATATTGTGAGTAGGAAGTTGCTCACCAATCTTGTACTGATGCGATTCAAAGAGTATAGGATAGAGTGCAAAGAGTTTCTTTGTTTTCTCTTCTTCTAACTCCTGCTCTTCTTGGGATTGTTCCTCTTGAACTTGCTCTTCTTGTACTTCTACTTTAACTATCTTTTCATCTTTAGATTTATTTATTGTTCTTCCTGGCATAGTTACACCTTAACCTTTCAATTTAACAAAAATTGTTGTGTCCGCTGCAGCTGCTTTTTGTACAGCATATCCAACCAAAGTGTTACTTGTTGCTGTGTCCGTAATACCGTCTGCGGTGGCATCATAATATACATCTGTTCCTGCTGTAATTTCTTTTGTACCAGTCTTAACTAGTTCGAATACACCTTCCATTACTAAGCTTCCTATTTCGCCTGGATTAATTGTATTACCCGCAATACCAATTCTAGTTCCAATTACAACTACAGTGTTAGCCTCAATTGCATTTGTTGTAGCATTCTTTAAGTCTAACTGTTCACCTTTTTGCCAATATATTGCTTTATTCATAATTCTCTACCTCCTTAGAATGGGCTCGTAATACTTGTTCCTGGGTTCTTAACAATACCTCGGTAATCCATAACAGTTACCGCCCAGTCTAAATAAATATCCCATACAAAACCTAATGTACCAGCCACTTCCGAACGTCTAATTGTTGGAATTTCATTACCATTCAAGTAATCAACTTGAATAGAATCTGTATCAGATTTATCACCTACGATAAACCAAGGAATTGCTCCTGTACCAGCTAATACATTGAGTGTAGGATCTTCAACAACCTCTAATGATTCCCTGTATCTATATAATGGATTTGCTGATTGAGTATTTGAAGTTGTATTAATTGTTGCACTATTAAAGATTTCATATACTGCAAACGAATAACCAACTGGTACGACAAAATATGTAGGTCTAATAATAATGGCATCTCCGAATGTATCTGTTTGCATTTGTAATGCTAAGAACATCTTCTGAATAGCATCTGATGTTATACCAGTACCAGTCGCGATTAAGTTTTTATGTGCTGATGAGAACAATGGTGTGCCATCATAGATTACTGGATTGTTAATTAATGCTGAATATACTTGCTTGTTCTGTGTTTTTCTAGCTGCTGCGGCATATCTTGCTGGTATTGTAGATAAAAATCCAATGTCATCATTAATAAATGCCTGTCTTGTCATAGTAAATTGTCTTGCATATGTTCTTAATTTACTTGTTGGACGTTTCTCATCTGTTGGAGCATCATGTTTGATTTCACCATTCTCAGGTACTTCAAGAAATTCTCCTGCTGTTCCAACAATATAGTTATTATCACTTGCTTTGAAATCTTTCTTTGAGCCTTTTTTAGTCCAACGATCAAAAGTAACTGCTGCCTTTCTATGTCCTTCAACATATGATTTGTTAATAGCTGTATCAAGAATTGAAGGAAACGCTGCTGTAGGATTGTAGTATGCTCTCGTCAATTCATTTAAGATATCTCCAGCAGACATTCTTAGTAGGCCTGTCTTTCCTTCCTTTTCCATCGTTTCAATTGCTAAATCTCTTAAACTCATTCCCATAAGTTCTCTAGCTCCCTCTGCAGGTTTATCAACTTCAACACCACCACGCATTACAAGGGCATCTGCTGCCGCTTCTCTGAACTTATCTTCTGAATCTTTTGTTACATCAATTCCTCTTTGATTAAGTGGTTGACCGTTTGCTTTCATTTTTTCTAATATAGCAGCTCTTACTTGATCTTGAACGGTTCCGTCATTGATATATCTCTGTAAATCTTTATCTTCTACATCAAAGTCTCTACACATCTGTGTAATTTCTGCAATACGAGTTCTTTCTTCTTCAATTGTTGGTTGCTTGATTGGATCTGGTAAAAGTGCTTTAATTTGACCGTCAACCTCATCAATCTCACGTTGTAGATTGTCAAATTGAGACTGTTCCTCTGACGATAAATCTCTTTTACCATCTTTAGCTGCTGTTGTTAATTGCTTCTGTTGTTGTACTAATTGAGCTTTTTCAGCTCTTAATTGTTCTAAATTCATTTTCATTCCTCCTATATACTGTTACTGTTTACTTGTACTATCGCCTCGTAATAACTTAGCGAACGTTTATCAGTGTCTTCTATTTCTTCCAGATCTCTGCCCACACCAACGGTAGAGTCAGCTGGTACTGATACAATTGAAATTTCATAAGGAAACCATCGTTTTGCGATAGTACATGGTCCTTTGAATCTAGCATCTTGTGATACCTGATTTACAGCTACCTCTTCGGTCGAACATATTCTATATCCGATTGATACTCCTTTGAGAGTACCGCTCTTAACTTTTTGATAGATTACTTCTGATTGCTCGTCTGTATCAAATTCTATCTCTGCATATCCTCGTTTGTCCTTAGTCCAAACTTTGTTAATTTTAGCAATAACGACATCTCGATTATGATTGAATAGGACACAGCCAATTTCGCTTAATCTCGTTAAATCAATGCAACCATCACTATGATCTAAGATTTCAACACCGAACCATCGTTCATAAGGTTCTTCGCTTGAAAATGATAGTTCAAATTTTCTTGAAGATTCTTCTTCCCCTAGTGCCCTGATTGCGTTTACACTAATCTCTCTAATTAGGTTGTCAGTTTCCTTTACTTTCTTCATAGTCTTTCCCAAATACTACACCTCCCATCTCAATTCCTAATTCTTTCCCATATTCTAAAACATCGGCCATCTCTTTCATTTGCTCTTTCCAGTCTTTACCGTTCTCTGCTGCAATTTGCTGGTAAGTCTTCTGACCAGTGTACATAGCAATTTTGTTAGCATTTGCCTCCTTAACTGGGTCAATCCATTTGCGTGGTGCCTTAATCCACTCATGCTTAAGGTATCTTCTTTTATCTTTCCAAAAGTCTTTTATATTTACTATTCCAGCCAATACGCACGAGATAACGAATGTCTCGTAAATCTCACTCATAATATCAGTTAGAAGTTCAATCTCTTCTTGATATGTCTGTTCATCTTCAATTAATCCTTGCCTTGCCGACGAATAATTTGTTTCTGACATATCTCTTGATGTTGCTTCGTAAGATATTCCTTGTCCTGCTCCAATTAACCGTTGTTGTAACTTAGTGTAGCTAGTTGCATCTGCCGCCTGTCCATTAGGAACTACAGTCTGTATTTCATCTCCTGCATTTAGTTCTTTAATCATACCTGGGGCAAGCGTTTTACCATCATATTCAATTTTCCCGCTCTTTTGTGTACCTCTTCCGATACCTCCACCGCTACCAGCTGGCATACATCTTTTAATAAATACTGATAAACATGCTGCTATTCTCTCTTTTACCGACACCGCTACCATAAATTCGTTAACATCTCGAATTCTTGTAATTGTCTGCGTAGTATCTGATATTTCTCTTACTTGTGATGGTCTTCGCTTAGTAAAGTAGAAGATTACATCTTTAGCATAAACATATATGGGCTCATATTGTGTATAACCATCAATTGAATATTGTTTAATCCAGTATCCAACCGCTTTGTTATAGCTGTTATACTCAATTCCACCTGCAATTGTATTTCCAGATTGATTAGTAATAATTCTACTGTTATCGAGTTCATCTACTTCAATCATCTGTAATTTGAATGGTACCAATCCACCCTCTGTGTATCTCTTAACAAATAGGATTCCTCCATCTATCTTCTTTCTTACAACTGCCATTCTTAGAATTTGATTGAATGATTGTGTTTCAGTCACATCACAATTCTTCTTTTCGCACCATTCTTTCCAAAGTTCCGAAAGCTGTTTATTCAACTTTTCATCATCTGTCTTAACTTGAATGGTATATCCGCCACCAATTACATTCCGTTTAAATGCACCTGTTACAGAATTCATCATGTCAGAATTTCTTTCAAGATCTCTTGCTCTTGCTCGAATTGTATCTCTTGACATTCTATCTGTATCTTCTGCTGATTGGTTTACAGCTCTCCAATTAGAGTTTAGTCTACTGTAATTAGCAGCATCATAATTCTTTTGTTCATCTAGATTCTGCCTCCATGCTTCTCTTAACGAGCCCCATCTGGGAGATACATATTGTATTGCACTATCTAACCAGCTCATAATCTACCTCCCGTCAAAGAATACAACATACGCATCATCTAGTAGACCTGTATTACCTAATTCTTGATTCTGCTCTGCTTTTAGATCATTACGCATCTTATATAGCATGTTAAGATCTGCTCTTGTTAATGTTCTCGAACCGATTTTATACGATTGTCCTCCTGAAAGAACATTTGCTATTGCGCTTTCAACATTATCAAGCATTTCACTTGTTTTACTCATTATTGTCCTCCTAACCAACCTTCGTTTTCACTTATCCACTTCTCTTCACTGCTAGCCTCCTGCTCATTCTGATTTGTATTAGCAACCACATTATTATCTTCTTGGGTTAGATGTAATGTTCTTACTCCTAAGATATCAGCTGCTGCAAATGCATACACTTCACAGTCGAGGTAATGATTGTCTGCATGTGATGTTTTTTTCTTCCATATCTGAATAGTACGATTACCACTTTTTTCATTGACCTTATGTTCACTTGTAACTTGTTTCGCATATTCTTCGTCACAATCTTTATATACAAGCCACCTTCCATTACCTTTTTCTTTCAGCAATCTACTTGCTATCATATCTTTGTATTTACCACCATCTACAAGCACGAGATTCATACCATGCGCTCTCGAAGTGGCTTTATTGATATTGGATAACTTATAATTTGACAACATAGGGTTTGATGTGCCCTTACAAGGTAAAGCCCAATCACTATTATTCGCACAGAAATCATAGATATCATCTGAGTTATACCCACTATCAAGAAGTGTTAGATTTACTATATAGTCGGTACCATCTCGAGACCTAAAAGGAAGATTCATAATCGTTTCAATATCATTTAGTGTGAAAGCTTGTCCATGTGCTATATTTTGACTTGTTATATACTTACCCCATGCTCGTATAGTCCAATACAAACAATTCTCTTGAACATCAACACCGCCAGTTAACAATTCTGTCCACTCTGGTATCACATACTGTTCATGATCTGTTTGCCTCTCTAATACAAGAGACTCGCTCGTCTTTAGTTTAGTATCTTCCCAAGGTTCACCTAACCATGAGTTGACAAAGTTTTGTAATTTCTCTGGATCATCTTGTGACTCTAGAAATTCTTTTGCTGCATCTTCCCAGTTGACAAAGATACTATAAAGTGAATTTATCCAAAATGAAACGCTTTCAGGTTTTCCTATATTGCGCTTTGTTACCGTTTTCCATTTACCAGTTCTTAGCATTGCAGGTTTCTGATTATTCTCTATCTCACAAGCACATTCCTGGCAAAAATACTTTGCTGTCTTTGCTCTATCTAAAACACTAAGACTTTTATCTTTATCGAATATAACCTGTTTCCATTTAAACTCAATATACTCTCCGCAGTGTGGGCAAGGCATAACATAATGTCTTACTTCATCTGCTGCCTCGTGCAATGACCAAACATAATTTGTTTTAAGTGTTGGAGTAGAACACGTATATATCTTTCTTGTATACTTGAATGTCTTAGTTCTTTCTAATGCTAGATTGTAAGGTGATGCTTCTTTCTTTGATGCTCCGCCAATCTTATCTATCTCATCAAAGAACAAATATCTTATAGCTTTTGATGCAAGTTTGGAAGGAGATGCAGCACCACGTAAGTATAATGTCATTCCTTTAAACTTTAATTTGAGTTCTTTTGAAGAATTTTGATAGAATCTATCTCTTATATCTTTACTTTTTTGAAAAGCAGGTTTTAATTTATCGTTTGATATATCTTTTGCTAAATCATCACTTGGATATACCATCATTGCAGGTGAAGGGTTCTGTGTCACTATCCAACCAAGCATATTAATCAGGGCTTCGGTACCACCAACCTGTGACGGTTTTACAAAATTGATGTTGTGTATGTAAGGATCATTAAAGCAATCCATAATTTCGACCAAATACGGTGTTACATCGTTGCTCCATCTTCCTGGTATGCTGCTTGATTCATCAAGTATTCTGTACTTCTCCGCCCACTCGCTTACAGTTAACTCTTCTGGTCTAGATAGTGCTTTTTTAATTATTTCTCTGAATAATTTCTCTGTCTTTTTTCTAGATCGTGCTCTTTCACTACCCACTTTTAACACCTACTTATCTAATCATCATCTTCCTCATCATCTTCCCCTTTTTCTGTGAAATCATCAGATGCAAACTCATCTGGGTTAAAATCTGATAGTTCGTCAAGAAGATCATTCATTTCTTTGGTTAAGATATTAATAATTTGATTAACATCTTTTTCTCCAACGATCAGAGTTGCAATCTTACTTGGAGTAGCCAGTAATTTATTCTTAAAGTTATAAAGCATTTCTCCTAAAAACAATTCAATATCACCAGCTTCATGTAATTCTTTTTTCATCTTCCTAAGTTTCAATTGAGACATTGTTTTTTTTATGCGTTCATGTTCCGCCTTTTCCTTCTCAATATTCACTAATGTACCCTTAGGCATTTCCGCTTTTACTTTATACTCGATATACTCCTGAACACACTTTCCAAGATCATATCCACGACCATTTTCTTGCTTAGTGAAAAAGTCGAAATCATGTTGTAAATTGCGAACTTGACGAGATGAAATTCCAAGAACACTTGCTAGTTGTTTTTGATTAACAATCATTTACATTAACCCCTTTTCGTCATCCTCAAAAGAGGAAGGAAGTACTAATTTTTTATTTTTCAAAAAGAGCCAAATATCGGACGTTCCTCGACCCGTAGTACGTATACCCCCTAGGAAGTACCTTTGAATTATCCATGTGTGCTTTTTCGACAAAAAAAGAGACACATTCATCTCTAAATGCATCTCTTTCTATGAGGTTTTCATCACTCTATCATAATATCACATGTCGATGTACAGTGGTGTACAGACTTTACTATGCTACATTCATCTCTTCTGCTTCTATTAGTACACGTACACGCTTATACTCTAATAGTTTAGCTATTGCTTTGTTATAATATGTATTGCAGCTTGTCCTCGACAAGTGCATCTCTTTCACTATATCTTTCCATTCGTAGCAATCGATATGTCTTAGTTCTAATATCATTCGTTCATCACTTTCTTCTTGTAAATAGTCTAGTACGTCCATAATCTCTAGAAGTCTTTGAGCCATTCTATTCTTCTCTTTCTCAATCCTATCTTCTATCTCCGATAGTCGTAACAGTAGACTGGCTGACCCATCACTCTTATGCTGTGTATTAGCTGACGGTATCTCTTTGTATGCTCTTCCTCCTAGCGGACTGTCTATATCTGTCCTAATGTGTCTATGTCTTTCTTCTAGCTGTTCTTTCTTCTTCTTGCACCTATAGTAATTCCCTAAGTACTTCTTAATCCTTATTTCCATTTCTTCGTTACTCACTGTATCACCCCTTACTCAGATAAGAAATACGGTTTTCCACCGATAATCTTAATCATCTTAACAGTCTTATGTTTGTTATCAAAGTCTCTTACTTGTATCCCCCTGCTGCCCAGTTCGCTAATCATATAGTTCATTGTATCAATAATTTCAGTCGTAGAAAAGACCGCTAGCGTGTTATTAACTTGTTTTTTGTTTATTTCAACTCTGTTCTTCTTTTTGTTTCCTCTACTTCCCATGTATTCGCATCTCCCTCTAAATCTATTTTCTTTACACTTACTACCCTACTATTTGCTTGATTTTTTCTCCCATATTTTGTATAATTAAATAAAAAAGGGTGGAACATATGAGTCAAATTATCAAACCTTTAATTTGCAAATATATATATCAATTATTGATTGAGGCTAAACTAAATGGATTGACTGAAATCACGTTAAGAGCAGGTGATATTCATAACTCCTTAAATCTCTACAAACGCCTTCCTTCTTGCTGTAATGCTATGAGATCAATTGAAGGATACCGATTCGTTGAAATAGATAACCCCCCAGAAGGTGACGGTTGTAATGTTTACATAAAATATTTTCTTGACTAATCCCCTCTCAATCTCACATTTCTTTCTTCTTTTCTAAATCATCGTTTACTTAACTAGCTTTTTATTAAATTTCTTGATTTTGAGCAATAAAAAAGCCAACCAACTATCGAATATTGATAGTTGGTTGGTTTTTTATTATGAAAACTTTTCGGCACACTCATGTATTACATTTTCTAGCCATTCATAATATTGGTTAGATAATTGTAATATATCAAACTCATCATCTTCTTTTATTCCTTTAGTTAAAGAAGCAAATCCTTCTATTTCAATATCAGGTTCCTTGTCGGCTATTCCAAATGATAAAAACATTTTATTACCATGCATATTATCCACTAACATCTCCGTAGGACATTCAATTTTAAACGAAAACCCATCATCTTCTATTTTCAATATATCACAGGTATGTAACGATCCTTCTTTTTGTGATAAATTCCTGTATTTAGTTATTTTGTGCATAATTTTTTCTTCTTCTTCAGTTGCTTTTTTGCATTGATACCACTCTTCCCAGCCTTCGATTTTACTATATTCTGCTCTCATGACCCATAATACTGAACGTGCAGAACTTAAAAATGCATTAAAATAATAGCTACAAAATGGTTCATTTGTTCTTTCTTCTCTGATCTTATGCAAGAAAAATTTTGCTTCTTCTAACTTAAATAGTGTTTTTTCCAT